CCAAATTCTTCCAGTGATTTCTTGAGCGCCGCCAGTTTTTCCGGGCTGATTTTGCGCGGGTTGTAGCTCGCCGGTTTAAGATCCTTGACTTTCATGTTTATTCCTCCGCATCTAAAATATCATCTGCGATTTTGCTTGAGTTGTTCTACGTGGTTAATGTTTTCGGCGCGGGCGGAGCGGAACGCGCCCTACAAGCTTTCTTGTTTTCCGTTTTCATAAAACATAACCAATGAGTCAACCCATTACGCCCTGAAACATGGCCGAACAGTGGTTCGGCTGGCGTCAATCCCAAAACTTCTTTCACTTTCACCTGGGTCTCATTCCATTTAAAGACCAAAACGCCATCGGTGGCCAAAACGCGGAAACATTCTGCGAATCCTTGCCGTAAATCGTCCCGCCAGTGTTCAGAAAGTTTCCCGTATTTTGCGGCCATCCAACTTTTTTTACCTGCCCGTATCAAGTGAGGCGGATCGAAAACCACCAATTTAAACGAGCCATCCGGGTATGGAATTTCCCGAAAATCAATAAGCACGTCTGGTTCAATCCGCAGTGTCCGCGTCCCACTTTTTTTCCCGTGCGAGCGGTCTGTAACGGTCAGAATTTCACTTCTACAATCACCATAAATTGCGTCAGGGTGCTTACGATTAAACCAAAACATTCTGCTACCGCAGCATGGGTCGAGGATCTTTTTGTTATCCATTTAACAGTCTTCTTCCTTTCTTGTTTTCCGTTTTCTTTATCGATACCGATGATGTCGCTTTCTTTTCCGGTTCCTGTTTTGGTGGTTCTTCGGGGAAGGTCACTTTTTTGTCCGGATCACAATATTCCAGCGCCCATTTGATAATGGATGATCGCCTGCTTATCCATATCCCGCCCAGCTTCTTGGCCGGCATTCCGCAATTAATGATGTAGCCCAGCACGGTATCGTCCTTCGACGGAAGGCCAATGGATCGGACGCATGTTGTAATCTCTTTCATCCCGGACAGTAAATCAGCCCTTGCTTCTTCCATCATATTCACCACCTTGAATTTGTTTTATTTTTTTCTTCGCGTTTTTTGGGTTCGGTCTTCTCGACATCCTGTTGTCCGCCGAATATCGTCCTGGTTAATGCGTCCCAATCCATGGTGTGGATTCCAATGCGGATGGCGGCGGCGTAGGTATAGACTTCACAGTCCAGGGCTTCGTTGCGCGGTCCGGTCATAACCCATTCCTGACGCGGATATCCTTTAACATATCGCGTCACAAGTTTTTCCGCGGTGAGCTGCACGAAGTAGTCGTCCGGGACTCCCATGTAAAAATGGTAGTGGCCTGGCCCAGGTTTGCCGATTTTCAGGCGCGAATAAATGACGCCCTTGGCGACGTCGGTTCCAACCGGCCAGAGCTGGACACCGTTGGGAATCTTTTGACCGTTCCATAGGACGTCCTGAGGCGTTGGACGACCGATGATGGGTTTACCCGGCTGGCTGGCGCCTTTGATGGCCATGACTTGCGGGGATTTGCGCCGGGCAAAATTATAGACGTCACTGGCATGATGTCCGCCGGTGTCCACGGCGGCGGAGATGATGCGCAGTTCGGCGCCGGATGTGTGCGTGTAGGATCGTCCCAGTAATCCGTCCAGGTCCTTCCAGACTTGCGGCTGTCCGGGGTCGCCATAGATTTCAGTCCAGAGAATCAGCCAGGATTCCTCGCCGCGTCCCCAGGCGCGCACGACGACGGCCAGGCGGTTGTCCTGAGTGTCGATGCCGGCTGTGAGGATTAGCCCGCCCGCCGGGACGGTCAGGATGTTGTATGGTTCGCACCGGGTTTTGAGTAATCCCCATTCCGGCTGTTCGCCGGTTTCCTCAAAGGGTTCGCCCAGCCTGGTATTGACCCACGTTTTCAGCCGCTCTTTGTAGTCTTTGGCTTCCAGAAATTCTTTGATGATCTGCCGCCAACTGACCCAGCCTAATGGGGAATACAGGCTGCTGATCTGGTATCCGCGCTTTGTTTTTCCAGGCTGTTCCGGTATCCATTGGCCATGCTCAAGCATTTTGCGTTTGTTATGCTCTTCAATCGGCTTGTGGCAGGCGCGGCACTCATACCAGACGTCTTTAATTTTTCCGTTTGGTTCGCGGGTGAATTTGATTCCAAAATCCGCTCCATCGCCGCCCCATTCCAGTTTTTGCATGGTTTTGCAATAGGGACACGGGACATGATAATAGCGCTGGTCGGATTCCCGGAAGCTTGCTTCGATGCGGCTGACGCCTTTGATGGTTGGCGTGCTGACTTCCATGATTTTTTTCCGGGGTCCGTAGGTGTCCGTTCTTTTACGGGCCAGTTCCGCGGGATCGCCTTCACCACCGATGTCATGCTCAAAGCCGTCAATGTCGTCCAGAAATAAAAACCGGATGGACTTGGAACGGAAAAATGCGCCGGAGTTGCTTCCGGAGAGGAAGAGTATTCCGCCGGGAAATTCTTTGGTGGAGATGGTGTTCCCGCTGTCGCGCTGGCGATGCTCGCGGATTTTGTCTTTGAGCCGCGGGGTTTCCTGAATGGTCGGCTGTAATTTCTGTTTGCTGTGATCCTGTGCGAGCTCCGACGTGGGGAAGATCATCATCATGGGGCCTGGCGATATGTCCACCACGTAGCCGAACCAGTTGTTTCCAATTTCGGTGTTATGGGTTGGGATCATCCCTTTCCCGCAAAGATATAATTTGCTTTCGCTGTCAACCTGGATGCACTTGACAGGGAATGATTCACAAGGAATTACATTAATTATGCGTCTTTGAGTTACTTCACTTGACCGCGCTTCGTTGATTGATTTTAATCGTGCTTTTTTTCTATTTAACTTTACAACCGGCATTTCGATAAATGACATAAATGTGACACAATTTATCGATTTACTGATATATTCTTTTCCGTCGTATATTTTGCATAATTTGCCGCCGCCTTTCTTTTTGCATTTTGGTTTTATTCCTAATGTTGTCAGTAATTCCATGACATTATTAGTCAATTTATCATCACAACTATACCATTCACAATATCCTTCTTTGGTGATGTGGCCGTCTGTATCCATCAACCCTTGTAATAATTCCAGGCGTTGCTCCTGTGACGCCCTTAGATATAATGATGGTATGTGCTTGTTTTTGAATACATTTATTGATTGTAACGCCTTTTGAAAGCTATTGTATATGATCGGCGGAAGTTTATGTTTTGCGCTTCTTATTCGATGGCAAGCGCGACAAGTGCCATGCGGCAACTTTCCTACTTTACTAAGATTGTGCCCTCTTTGGCATTCTCCGTGTGGTTTATTTAAAACAATTTCAACGCATTTTCCCTTTGAATGCTTTTCAATGATTTCTCCATAAATGCCTTTGTTTAAAATATATGACAACATTTCCGCCGCATCATCCACATGAGTTGTTATGCGGTTTGAGCAGCGATTACCATCGCCTAACCATAACCCAAGTATATATGGATCAACGGGCAGATTTATCTCCGGCAAATTGAGCGGCTTTGTTACGTCAATCCCATAACGATTGCGGCCTCTTTTCCGTCCGTGTATTTCGTTAAATGTTTCATATATTTGTTTGGTTTTTATGGTTGCAATATTTCTCACATACTCTCCGCTTATTTTATTAGCATAATCCCACACGGTCCATATATGATCAGCGTCACATTTTATAATGTTTCCATCAGAAAAATGAACTTGATAGCATTGATGATTGTTCATTATTTCAGTTATGTAAGTCACTTTACAAGGGTCGCCCTTTTCATCCAATACATCGTCTCCAATTTCTATCCGCTCCATATCTTTCCAGCCTGTCGGCGTAGGAATTGGAGTGTCAATTGACAAGGCAAAGCCGAGTTGTGTCCCCTTCATGACACAAATTTCCTGAATACCGCTTGCGGAGGTCAGCGCGTCCATGATCTCACGCGCGTAGGGCGTGCGGCTGCTGCGATATTTTCCCGGTTCGCTTGATGATTTTTTGGGCAGCATCCGGTATTTGTCGGCCCATTCCGCGACGGTAAGTTCCGGATCGGGACGCAGGCCGGCGGAAAATGATGCGTTATATATTTTTGCGGCGTCAAGCATCGGCTTTGATTTCCTCCGTTTTTTCCAGTATTTCCAAGACTTGACGAATTTCGGCGACGAGGATGTCGCGCGTTCGGTCGTGATCTGTTTCAGCGGCCAGGATGGATGATATTCTGTCCGGGATGTTCAGTAGTGCGTCGCGGACCTGGCGGGCGCGGGCAAAGGCTGCGTCCTTGACGTCAGATACCAGGAGATAGGCGCCCTGCTCTTTTTGCAGGGCGATCTCGTTCATTTTGATTTCAATGTCTTTGAGTTTTTTGTTTTGCTGCAGAATCTGGCGTTGTAATTCATCTGATGTTTCCTGCAGGCGCCTTCCGGTTGCTGTTTGTTTCAAGAATGTTTTAGCGTATTTATCTACTGCTCGCTGCTTATATTTTCCGTCGGCTTCCGGTAGCAGTTTCCCCTGCTTTTGGTGGCGATACAGGCTGTTTCTGGCGGCTTTCCATCCATTGCTGGTCAGATATTCCAGGACGGCCATTAAATTATCGAATGTGTCGTTGGAAACTCCGCCGCCCAGCTCCGCGACGAAGCGGTCGAAGGCGTCTCTGGCGGCTTCCATGTTGCGCAGGTTGGCGACGCTACGCTCCTGGTTATACGCCGACATGGTCG